TACACTCCAGCCATTTCAACAAATGATTATATTGTTCTACCATCAGATGTTTGCCGGAAGCAATACAGGCTTGGATTCGATCGTAAGCACACGAACATCCGCCCTTTTCTCTTGGTATCCCGGTCCTTTTCCCACATTTCATACACATATTACATCCAAACTGTTGTGGGACTAGCTATCCGGAAAATGCCCGTACCATTCAAGATCCAAATACAACTACTAATAACATGACCATAAAGACGCTTAAGGTTATAATACTGCGTGCGCGTGGCCAACCAATAATATCCTCCGTCCAGTTTGCCAACCAGTCGATAGAGACCTCCAGGCATTTTTTTAATGAATACTTCATCGAATCTGACGGAATACGATGCAAAAAAGACTTCGGCTACGCTAGGCGTCATGTTAATTATTTTAATGATTTTATGTTTCATGCGGGTGTGTAAAACTTTTCCCATCGATCGACTCGGAATATATTAGAACCTCGTATAACCCTATCATTCGCCATCAACCGATGATATTCACGTCGTATCTTAGGATAGCTGGCCATATAAGTACACAAATAAAAATGGGAATCTCCGTCAAATCGACCCAATATAAACCATTCTACACCGTCCGGAACCAGGTGTTTCTTGATGAAAACTTCGTCGTATCGAAATGTTCCCCTTTCAACCTCTACCAGCTCGATGAACACCCACCGACTAAAAAGAGAAGTATGCCTGAATCCAAGGGATCGAATCATAAACCACCACTCCTGCGTCTACGTTCAATGAACCCTTCGATTTTCATTGCCCGCCAATAAATTCGATCGTGAGCAAAGTTATCTTCCTTTCTAAGCTGTCGGTAATTTATACGTACCTGAGAATAATCGCCATATTGAAGAAGGTACAGATAAGGATCATTTAAAATCGTCCCAACTAAAAAGTACAAATTAGGAAGAACTCTTTTAATGTAAAGGTCGTAAAAATGGGGATAATCGAATAATTCAACCAATTCCTCGTGTTCCCAGTGGTCAAGAATCCAACAGTTCATAATATCTTAGCAAACTCCCGCCAATCATACGCCCAATAAGTCACAAGTATCCTGCGGGTAAACCCATCGTGTTTTAAACGCAAATAATGAGGACGGACCTGATCATAAGAGCTAGAATGCGTCAAAAACCAATACTCATCCTGCACATGTCCACCGGAGGTTCCTTCATGTACTTTTCCGATCATGACCCACCATTTAAAATAACGACCTTGAATCTTTTTGATAAAAACATCGTGAAAACGTATTACGGTCGATAACGAGAACCATTTATAATTTACCATAAAATCTCATAAATCGTTAAAAAGATATTTCATATCATAAAATCGATAAGCGGTATTCCAATGGACCATCGGCAATCGGAATATATTCCTCGTTTGTTGATAAGTCAAAGCCCAGGACAATGCGTAAAAAGCCGGATCGCCATTAATTTTACCCATCAATGCCCACATTGTACCCGCCACATGGGTATATGTTTTTTTAATGTAAATATCGTCCCAATGAATGGATCCACCAAATGTTACTAAATCGATGTGCGGACTAGCACGATTAACCCTAGTAATTACCATTTAACCCCCGGATGACTTAAAAGATCTACCCACTTGTCGCTACCCCAAATATCATTAGCTTCTTTGTAAGTCAAAACCTGCACCGGGATTTGAGACAATCCAGCGCGTTGGGCTGCCGCCAAACGATGGCCCCCCGAGACCAGTTGGACCATTTGCTGATCAATGCTATGGTGTAAATTAATCGCGCAATTAACCCGTGGATAACGATTTTTCAATATATGCCAAGGAATCCAGTATCCGACCAAGACTTCGGCCCCCTTTTTCCAACCACCCTCTTTTTTCATTGAAAAATATAATTCTATCGCCTTCTTATAGTCAGTAATTCTATGTGGTGGCACACATTTATTGATATTAATCCACTGATAAGCCATTGGAGGATAGTACCACTTTTACTGGGGAAAGGCAACTTGACCTTCACCCGATCTTATGCTACTTTACTCTAATGAAATTAAAAGTTGAAAATATTTTTAGCTTATTTTGGGCCGCAATTTTAATATTATTTACGATTTATACGATAATTGATGGCAAAGGAACTTGGTGGTATTACGCCTTGTGTTTGCCACTTGTGTGGGTTTGTCAAATTCCAGGGCTATGTTCGTACTATTTACGCTGGAAAAAGCAGTGGGTTCGGAGTAAGCTATGAAGTACGCCATATATTTCTATTATTGGCTTCGAGCCAAATTCAACCAATTGCGCAATTTCTAGTACTATTGAAAACCGCAAAAAATCCCGGCATTACGCGAAAGAATAAACATGGAAACCAATGGAAAATTAACTGAAAAGAATTTCTGGCAAATGATACTTGAGGAAAATGAGTTTAATCCCGATCAATTCGACATAATTAAGCTTAAGCAAGCGATTCGTGATGTTAATTGGGAACGTCAACATCATTTTCCTCATAAGCCCGATCCGTTCGTCTTGCCAGCGCTTCCACCGAGGTATGTCCCAAGTTGGATTTTCTGGGAGAAACGCAACCCAGAATTTTATCGAATAATAAAGATCCGGCGTCATTTGGTAGCCAAATTCGAAAAAGCTTCCCAGAATTATTGGAAGAAATACGGGCCTCAAAGGGCTACCCTGCTCTACAGCCTTCAATCCCATCGCCGAGGCAAATTACACATCAAGGATCAATGGGTATTAAAGCATTTAGGCGAAGGTAAGCACGAACACGTCAAAGTAACCCGCACCATGGCTGATCAACTAGAATTGATCAAGCCCTGTATGGCGGAGTTTATTACCGAAAAATCGATACGCCTCTGGACTCAACGGCAAGCTGAGCCTAAGAGTTCTACATTAAAAGAAAAAATGAAAGAGATTCCCAAAGAAATCCGGGAAAAGAATAACGATCTTTCCCAAGAATTAGCTAAATAAAAATCATAGTTCAGTTGTGAATGCGCGGACTTGCCGAATTAGTTCATCTACTTCTCTCAGCAATCGCGATAAACCGTGGACGACGATCCTGACCATACCTCGGTCCAATAGAGAGAAGATCCATTTAATCGCTTAAATGTTTTTTTAGCTCTATGGTAATAGAGGTGAGCGCTGTGTACCATTGTGTCATTGACACTAGAGATATACTTCAACTTTTGATTGTACATTTGTTCATTTACAATCAACCAAACTAAATTATATTTTTTAATACAATACATTAATTCAATAACCTCCATTCAAGTATCTTGATTGTTAAGTCTTCGATAGCCTTTTCGTCCATCGTTTCCGGTAGCAGACTATGGCTCTGGGCATAGTCTAGTCTCTCGAATTTAGATTGGGCCATATTTTGGACTTCATCCAAAGTATACTTACCTTTCTTAATATCGATAATTAATTCCCGATCGTGGGTCCGTTTGACTTGCATCTTGCCAGTTTCAAGATATTCATTGCCCATATTCAATAATCGTATTAAATGAGCGGCGTTCTTCACATCGTAAGCATATTTTTCAACCAATGCCTTACGCTTCGCCCCCATGTATCGACCCGTTCTTGAAGCATCAATATCATAGTGGGTCATTCGCTTTAACTGACTATAAGCATATCCAGCGATACATTTATAGGCCAGATCTTTACATCTAAATAAATCTCGATGTTCTTTAAGCATGAAGAATTGACTATTTTGATACAAATAATCACTTTCGTCTAACCAAAGCATTGAAAGTACATTTGGATTTTGTTTCATCAATAATCCAATAAACTTTCTAAATTCATACAATACAACATCCCACACCCCCTTAATTGCTTCGGCGTGGGTCCAATCCTTTAATCCTAAGTAAAAGTTTCTAGGCGGAATAACTAATCCCAAAAGATCCCGATCGTCAATTCCATTGGGATCTTCGGGCTTTATATAGGTTCCGTGAGCCTCAGAACCCCGTCGTCCCAACATAATACAATTTTCTTTTAAATTAAAAGGGGTATCTGGAAATTGTATTTCATTAAAAATTGCTTCTTTTAATTCAAACATAGATTATCTTATACCACATCGGGCCAGCAAAATCAACCTTTTAATTATGCCATTAAACAATATTGACCAGCATTTCCTTCAAATAGCTCAAATGCAAGGACAAAAAACCACATCTTCCAAAAAACGCGGAGCCGTGTTGGCTGAAGGAAATAAAATTTTAGGTGTTGGTACCAGTGCCCATCTGGATCCTGCCGAAGCAGCAGGCGGAATGCAGGAAACTGGTGAACACTACGTCGCCACCATTAATGCTGAAGTTGTATGTCTAGGTTCAGCCATTCGCGCCGGAGGCAATTTAAATCAAGCCACCATGTATTCTTCAGATCAACCTAATTGGATTACATTTAAGATTTTAGTCGCTTTAGGCATTAAAAGACTGGTTTATTATGGTCCAGTTAAAATGCCTCGAATTGTTGAATACGCTAATCGAATGAACATCGAAAATATAGTAGTGGGATAAATAACAATCTTTGAATTAAATCCCATTAAGTATCAGGAGTTACCTCTTTGGCCGACCAGCCGATTCCCCGTTCATATAACCAAGTAGTCAGTGATATTTTGGATTCATTCCTATCACGCATAGGATTGAAAAACGTCAAAGTCGCTGGTCCATTATTGTCAATTATTGAAGCTGCCGCTCAATCGGATATTCGAGGATCACAAGACGTTTTTATGATGCTTGATTCATTATCGATTGATCGAGCCGAAGCACAAGCATTAGATCGCATTGCCAATGATGAAAATTTAACCCGCATTTCAGTTACCCCCGCTACGGGTACGGTAGATTTTTCAGATATTAGTTTTACTAAAATTGCAACTACTGTTTATCAAGGTGTCGCTGCACCGGGTATTGGAACAACTGTCCTTAAAGTAACTGATGCGTCCAAATTTCCGGTTAAAGGCTCAATTTATATTGGTCGTACCACGGTCAATTACGAAGGACCTAAACCATATAATACCAATGGATTAAATCCACCAGTAAATAATGGATCATTTTGGACAATAACACTAGATACTGGAACCATTAAATTCCACAATTTAGGCGAAACAGTTATTTTAGCCCAAGGTGGGAATCGATTGATTTCTGCTGGTACAATCGTCCAAACCCAGCAAGGTAATGTTTCAGATGCGATTAAGTTTACAACATTATTCAATAATACAATCCAGGATGGGGAAAATTTCTTACCCAGCCTTGACGTAGTAGCTCAAACTCCTGGCACGATTGGCAATGTCCCGGTTGGTGCTATTAATCAAGTGACTTCGCCGTCATTTGTTGGAATGTCAGTCAACAATTCTTTACCCTTTACCAATGGTCAAGCCGCAGAAGACGATCTAGCATTACGTGAAAGAATTAAAAATACGAGACAATCTCGTCAAAAAGGGACCCCATTAGCCTTAATCACCAATGTTAAGGGAGTAACATCTACTTTTGACAATAAAACCGTAGTCAGCGCTTCCGTGATCAATACCACTGGCAGTACTCCGGCATTAATTATCGATGATGGTACTGGATACGAAGAAACCACTTCCGGTATTCCACAAGAAACATTGATGGATACGGCTTTGGGTGGAGAACAAATTTTTCAGTTATCATCCCAAAGACCAGTTACTAAAGCATTTGTAACTACAACCAATGTTGCGCCATTTAATGTAACTGCGGGATCGGTACTGGCTGTCCAGGTTGGCGGCATATTGACGACTCATACATTTGCTGCGAGTTCATTTACATCAATTTCTAATGCTCAAGTATTCGAAATTGTAGCGTCAATCAATAGTAATCCAACATTGTTATGGAACGCCAGATCGGCGGCTACTGGCACAAAAGTAAGTATCTTTTCTAAATCTGATACCAATGAAGACATCCAAGTAGTTACTCCAACAAGTGGCACTAATGCAAATACATTTTTATCATTTCCTACCACTTTATCTTATACTTTAAGATTATACAAAAACGATCAATTATTATTTAAAGATGGTAGATTTGCTATCATTTCAAGCAATGCTCAAAACACTTGGGCAACTACAATTGCCGACGGAGATACGTTAATTATCCAAGTTGACAATACTCCCATCCAAACAGTTACGATTCGTAATACTGACTTTATCAATAATAGTACAGGATATACTACAGTTAGTTCTAATAATTCATTGGCATCTTGGGCTACAGTATTAAATTCTGACATTACTGGAATCACAGCGGCGAGTATCGGGGGACTCTTAACTATTACAAGTAATTTGGGAGCCAACGCACGATCTTCGATTAAAATTACCGGTGGTACGCTTGTTTCCAAAGGTATGTTTAATATTAGTTCTTCGACCGGATCTAATAACGATTATACTTTCAATAGAAACACCGGTCAATTAAAGTTAACTAATTCGTTAGTTGTAGGTGACAATCTAGTTGCCGCTACATCGTTTACGGCTGGGTATATACAATCGCCATCTATTACTTCAAATATCATATTATCAGGAGTGGCAAATTTGTGGCTTGCAGTAGATAGTGCGGCACAAATATTAAGCACCGGAGTTACGGCCTCGACATCTTTTACATTAACTCAGCCTGCCGGTACAACTAATAAAGTTAGATATACGGCTAGCAATGGGACATTTGGAACAGTAGGGGCTAGTACGGGATTTATTCAAGTAGGTGACTATGTAGTGATTTGGGATCCAGGTTTCACCGACAAAGGAGCTTTTAGGATCTCAGATATAAACAATGGGGGCGATGGCAATCCTGCCAATTGGGCTTGGTTTGATGTTGAACGAGGCATAATTACTTTACAAAGCGCTTCACCTAGCAATGCTGGAATGGTTTTTGTAAGGACTAACGCAACTCAGCTTCAAAATATATCAATTCTTGCCGGGACATATTCATTGACTAGCTTAGTTTCAACATTAAACTCAACTTTAGTTGGAGCTACCTCTTCGGTATATAGGAATACCCAACTAAGAATATCGACTAACTCGTTAAATCCGACCGGCGATATCATGTTGGTCACCGCCGATCTCAATGGTCAAATACTTTTCCTGCCAAGTGGCAAATTAAGCAAAAATAATCCAACACATTTTGCTACCATTGAAACAACTAATAGCGAAGTTAATACTCCCAATTTCCAATGGACTACAGTTGCTACTGTACCATCATCTACAACATTTACCGGGACAAACAACACCTTAATCAGCTTTAGAACCGGCGACATGTTAACATTTCGCAAACGCCTAGATCAAACAATCGCATTTCGAAATGCCGGTACAGTGGTAACTGTTGCCTCGGGCAATATTACCGTAGCGGCCCCTACGGGAACTATTAGTACCGACGTTGTTTTGGCCGGATTCCATTACGGCGGCGGTACTAATGTTACAATCACTCCACCATCTGGATGGACTTTAGCTAATCGTACCGATAATGGTACAACCAGCGGTACAGCGGTATATTGGGGATTAGGGACAGCCTCATTTACCGCTTGGACCTTCACTAGTAACACTCAAACAGTTGGATTTACGCTAGGTTATGTTAATATAAACAATTTGACACCGATAGATGTAACCGCTGTGGGGCAGACCAATGCCTCTAGCACAACCGGCACTGCCCCTAGTCTCACAACTATTACCCAAAACACTTTGGGTGTTTGCTTTTTTGGTTTTGAAAGTAACTCTACATTTACTGATGGTGGATCATTAAATCATCGTCAATCTGGCGGTATAAGTGGTGGCACACCCGCGTCATTAGATGCTGCCGATTTTACTACTACAAGTCCTGGCGCTACAGCATCGCAGACAACTACAGCAAGCATTGCGGCAGCTAATCAAGGAATTACTGTTGCACTTCGCCCAAGTCCGCAAGCAGCAACCGCATTTTTACGACGCTATGGAACCAATGCATATGATTATGCTCCATTGAGTAGTTTTGTTAATAATGTTTATACAATTCGTTCCACAATAACATCGTTGGAAAGGCTGATTTCGGACAGATTTTATACATCTACAGCATTTAGTATAGCTTCCGACGATAACATAAATATTATCTTAGATCAAGATACCGTTGCCAAAAATTATAATATTAATTTATTTAGAAATGTTAAACCAGATCCAGCCGCGACATATGGATCTGCGCCATTCTTATTTTTGGATGTTGATAATAATAACGTATCATTATCAACATCCTTTGGTCTTTCCACAACATTTTTTAATGATTTTGCTCTTTATATGCACCCTAGAGGTAAATCTCATTCCATTATCGCTAATACGTCGATTTTATGGCGTCTTGCTAGATATGGATCTGATGGTAATAACGCGCTTTTGCAATACATAAATCCATCAGCACCCAACCAGCCAATATCTGTATCGACCGATACATTAAACGGTAATGCTAATATTTATGTTAGCCTTCCGTCAGGGATTGAAAGAACTGGATTAAGCACAAACGGTAATAATCAATTTGTTACGACTTCCTTTACTACTTATACAGCAACCAGCGGAAATGTTGTCCGTACTACCAACGTGGTTGTTGTTACTTTAGCCGCAGCCGGGGTAACCCAAACCAACACATTGTCAGTAGGAGATAATGTATATCAAACCAATACCAACAACACATTGCCATCTGGACCTAAATCAATTACTGCTGTATCAGCCAATACATTTAGCTACAATGAAATCGCAGCCAATGCCACCTCAAATGCTTCAATCAGCTATTTGGTAAGCAAACGTGCAGCCGGAACAACATTTACCGTTACAGCCTTAAACTCTAATGGAACAACGATCACCGCTACAACTTCTGCAACTCATAACTTTGTCGTAGGTCAAACCATTTATTTCCAACCTGGCCACGCCGACGCATCCGGAACCGGTGTTGTTTCTGCGGCTGGGGCTAAGACCGTGACCGCTGTTACGGGGACAACGGTTGTTTGGGCCGAAGTAAGTGTCAATGCGGCCGCGACTTTGATTCCAGGAGTAAATTATACTGTAAGTAGTGGCCAGTGCGTTAAAACATATTTGCAATATTTTCAAGCCGAAATAGCAATCGGAAACCTAGTACGAAATGCTTCTAACGTAGTTACGGCCACGATTAATACTACTCCTATTGTCAGTGCTCATTCATTTAATGTTGGCGATGTTATTTTCCTAAATCCTGGCGAAGCGAATTATCCATCTGGGGCTAAAATAATTACCGGAGTAACAACGACTACTTTTACATATATTGAACCCGGTACAACTACCGCAAGTACTGTCACGCAATATTTCACTCCAGCCTCAACTAATCCTAACTTCACTGGCGGTGCAACTCCTGTTGTAGCAGGCAATGTTGCACATATTGACAATGCGACTGCACTAGATTCACAAGTTAAGGGCAATTTTAGAGTATTCGACGTATCTTCAACTAGATTCTCATTTTTAGCATCAGACAATAGCTATACTGGGAATACCATACCATTAAAAATAAATTCTGCCTTGAACTTACGTTTTTATCCAATTGATCCCATACAAAACACTGCGGGAAATATTGTAAATTTTATTAATGGTAATACTTCGGCCTCAAATATTGTATCTGCGATCTTAGTTCCTAATAACGGGGGTACAATTAATACTGGAGCTGGAACCATTTTAAATGCTACGGTCGAAGAATTTAATCAATCAATTAATAATGCCAGTATACAGGGCGCTGGCGCTCAATCGCTTGCAGCATGGCCATTTTTTGATGGATTAAATTGGATTCAAAGTACCAACTTTACACTTAATAGTGGACTTCTAGGTCTTAAAAATGCTGTATCCGGAGAATTAACTTCCAATGCAAACTTTTCAGCAGAGAACATGCGTTTAGTCCCAATCACGGTTAATAATTTAGTCAATTATTTAGGAAGTCCTGCTATCAGTGGATTTTATTCAAATGCTACAATTACATCATCAAGTAATAGTCGTAAACTAAAATTATCGTCAAATACAATTGGATCGGGTGGTGCAATTCAAGTTTCAACTGGGACTGGCAATACAGCTAGTGCTACCGTCAATGGGACCGGACAAGCCGTAGGTAATTTTACTCGTATTCAAATTCCGGTTACACAAATCAAGGGATTTACAGGGGATACCAACGTAAGCATTCAGGGAACCAATGTAATGCCTAAAATTGTACCTTGGACTAGCACAAGCTTAATGCTTATTGGAACAAGTCCAAATACTGGTGAATTCAGAATTAACTTTGATCCTGCAACTCCGGTTGTTGTAAATCAGCGTCAAGTAATTGGAACATTAAATACATATCAAATTGAACGTCAAGGCCGCTTTATGGCCTATATCGACGATACGCCTACTCCTACAACGTTATCGGGCTCGATCTTAGAAGGCGATTGGGTATACATCAAAGTTACCAACTTCAATTTTTCAAATACCGGATTTAAACAAATAGTAAGGGTTGACCCGAACACTAATACATTTTGGGTTGAAAATACCGGCGGAGTGGAAGAGATACAAACGCTAATTGCCGGGGACTGGATCAAGTTTTTAAGCTATGACAGTATCATACCAGGAGATACATTTACAATTGGTACACCAATATTTGGAACATCTAATATTGGATCTTACCTAGTCAGTCGTTTAAATGAGCCATCATTCTCAATTCCAATTGGTGGGTTAGTAAGAACTGGTGGCAACACGGTTACGGTTACATTAAACGGTCATCCATTTGCAGTTGGTCAAACAATCACTGTGTCTCCAGGTGAGACCCTTTTTTCTGCCGGTAATAAAACAATTACGGCAATAGCCACCAATTCATTCCAATATAACGAAAATGGTTCTAATCTTCCCAGTGTCGCTATTCAAACCGTATTTGGGACTATCCCTACCGACTTTTATGTTACCGGCAATTTGACAACCATATCAGCTACAACATTGGGCAATGATTTTATATTTATACAAGATAAAGAACAAAATCCAATTAGATTAATTAAAAAAATTCGTACAATAAACTTAAATGCAAATACGAATTTTTATGACATTATTTTTACCACATCGGCCTATGCAAATAAAATTAGTACAAGCGCTGGTTCAATTATAACAGCACTAGATAAACTTAATTTTCCAACAACTTTGATAACGGGATTGGATGGATATACATTTAACACAGGGCTTTTAGCCGAAGTAAACAAAGTAGTTTATGGAGACGAAACAAATCCAGCGGTTTATCCCGGAGTCGCAGCAGGCACAGTTAATATAAGTGGTCCATTGACTAAACGCATTCAAGTAGCTTTAGGAATAAGGTATCGTACTGGTGCTACACCAAAAGATGTTAGCAATCGAGTTAAAAGTGCTGTTGCTGCTTTAATTAATGGAACAAATGTTGGTCAATCGATTGCTTTAGGCAATATCGTTGGGGCTGCTCAGGCAATCGACGGTGCATCATCAGTAGTAATCTTATCTCCCACATACACATCCACCCAAGATTTGATTCCTGTACAGGCTAACGAAAAGCCAAGAATTTTAAACTTGGATACCGATATCTCAATTTCAAGTTTAGGGTAAATAATGTTTGATGAAGATTTTTGGTTAAATGCGGTACCTCCGATTATCGCTACACTTTATCAAAAATTGCCCAATTGGGATCCAGAAGAAATATCTATTTTATTATCATCTGGAACACCGTCCCCACCAATTGTTTCTCCATTTTTCCTTCAAAGCATTACACAATTAAATCCAACAATTCTTCAATTAAAATATACAATAATCCCACTATTATCCAATCCATTTGGAATAAATGATGCTCTAAATCCAAACAATTATTCATTGATTGGACCAGCAGCCAATACAATTATATCTGTGGTACCAGTTGCATCAGATCCACAAAGCGTATTTTTAACTGTCACACAACCACTTATCAACGGATTTTGGGTTATTACAGCTAGTAATGTTAAAGACGTTAAGGGAGATCTTTTAGGAATTCCAAATTCATTACAATTTACAATCACAAATATTGTGTCTAGTTCAATACCCAATGCGGGAACATTTGTTTTAAATGATGCACCATCAAATATTATTCGCAAACACTTTAATCAATCATTAAGCGGACGCGGTTGGGATGCCTTGATAGCTGGTTTATCTGCCGGAGACAACTATCTATTTAATACCGGTCGACAAGCTTTCAACCAAATGTTTAAATCTAGTGCAACTGGTAAATATTTGGATCGGAAAGCATCTGACGATGGTTTTGTGCGTCCATCTGGTGTGGGTATTTCGGATGATACATTTAGAAAATTAGCTATCAATATAGGATCACAAAAACTTACATTACAAAGTTTTTTACAAACATTAGAAATTTATTATGGGGCTGACGCACTTAGGGCCTCTATTGATTCGATTTCGGCTGAACCTTATATAATTAATGATTTAGACGATTTAATTATCAATGTCGATGGTAAAACAATAACGGTATTGTTTAATATAATAGATTTTGCAAATAATTTGGTTGCTACTGCAACTGAAATTGCCGCTAAAATAACACGATCACTACAGCTTAAAGGGTTGAATGCATACGCTAAACCCATTTTAAATGTTACAACTCAACAAAAAATTATTAGAATTTATTCCGGGGCATTAGGGATTAAAGGTACAGTAAGCATAAATGGGGGGAAAGCTCAAAATACACTACAATTTCCTACATCATTGGCCACTACTCAAATTATAGGCACACAATGGACTATTGATACGCCAGCCTCATTGTCAACATTAATTCCTAATCGTGTAAGATTTACTACTGTTTCTAACATCAATCTTACACTTGTAAGAATTGGAGACTATGTAACGCTATATGGTACTCAAATTAATCCAGTTAATCAAGGAACTTTTAGTATCGCAAATGTTACAAGTAACTTCTTTGAAGTCGTAAATTCGGTTGGAGTATCACAATCTATAACACAAGTAACTGTAACTGATGTCGCATTTTATAGACCCACATCATTTACCGTGAATAATAAATCAAGACTATCAATAGCCGCACAAAGCGACACTTTATCTACAAACATTATTTTGCCAGCCACCACACAGGCTGTTTCAAGAACAGCTAATTCTGGCGCTTATCTAAACATTAATCCTTTAGTCACAATCGCACCCGTAGTTACTGCCAGCGGGGGGCTCGGACCACAGATTCTTCTCTCTGGTGGAATGCTAATTGGCAACGAGTGGGCAGGACTCGTCGAATACAACACTACCCGACCTTGGGTGAATACGTTCAAAGCTTCTCGTGCCCTCCAAAACGTCACTGGCGCACGCTTTGCCAAGCTGGGGGCCAATGGCTGGCCTATTGAAGACTGGAATACAATCTGGATGATAGCAGCAGACCCAACCGCAGACTACGGGCTGCTGTTAATTTATGCGCGCGTTCCCACCTCAGCCGTGCTGGCGGTTCAGGGGGGCGGTGCGCCAGGACTTGGTCCTACCGTCAATTGGGAATCTACGATCAACAATAACGATGGTACCAGTACTTATATCGGTCATGTCTGGTTTCATAGCTCCAATGCCAACAACCCAAACCCAGGAACATACGTCTTCTGGCTAGACCAAACTCCCACTCCCAATTATATAACTCTTACCGGCACAGGCACTGGAGGGATGGCTTCAGTTGCCTCAGACTTTCTTATCTGCCAACCTGGCTACGACGTGCCCGGCGGACCAACGCCGAACCCCAAACCGTTTCGCCAGCTCTCCACAGATAGAACCAAGTCTCAGAATGCGCAGTTCAAAAGCTTGCGATTGATGGGTAGTTACGGTGGGAATTATTTTTCAGACACTAATTGGGCTTCCCGCACTCCACCAGATTGGCCAGTGGGTGGCTCTAACAGCACAAAATATCCGCCATTCACCAACATCTTCCGGGATGAGGCAGCTAGCTTCTCTTCCGGTATCAGTCTCGAAAACGTAATCCGCATCTGCAACGAACAGCAGCTTGACTCATGGGTAAATGTCCCAGTAGGAGCCGATGATGATTATGTCACTAAAATGTCTCAAGTGTACGCATTCGGATCTACTCTCGATGGCACACCATATACGCAGCCACAGGTCAACCCAGCGCACCCGCCCCTTCTCGGAACGCAAAAAGTTTATGTCGAATATAGCAATGAACTTTGGAATCCAATGTTCCCACAAGGAGGTGTACTCGCGGCGATGGCATTGTTTGATTTGTATCAAGGTCTCCGGTCGGACGGTACGTCATGGCCCGTCAACTATCCGCATCCGCTACCTGCCAATGTCGAAAACATTAATTATGACAATCAACTGACACCGTTCACTGGCACAGGTGCTGTAGTAATCGCAAGTGCTCCTACTGGGCTTACTGAGTCTGGTTTTGTAGTGACTGTTATCACGTCTTCAGTTCACGGTTTAGTGGCAGGAAATAACTTCTTTATCGGTGGAGCTGGTGTTGTTGCATACAACGGTAACTGGACCGTATTGAATATTATCGACAGTACTCACTTTACTTTCACACACACGACAAGTGGACTCGCCAACAGTGGTGGTGGGACGGTAAGCCGACCAAGTTACAATGCTTGGTGGAATCCAGATACTGTCACGGTGGCCGACCACATTCCAGTTATTATCAGCGCATCAGTAATCAATAGCACTGGCTCTAACTTGCCAGGTGGGACAGGTCAACAGTACCGCGTAAAAGCAACCCTAACCGGAGATAATAGTGAGTCCTTGGCCACAGTCGAAACAGGACTACTCGGACCAGTATTGGCGAACCAAGCAATCCTAATCCGCGTCGCCAATTTTAACCCAGCTAGAACTTACTTCATTTCACGCGCCTGGACATTCTACATCACTCCCGGTACGGCTGGCACCAGCAATACCGAACGTTTCATGAATCAGGATACAGCGCCAACTACTGGCACCGATGATACATACGTTATCGGTGGGGGTTCTGCGGCACCGGCACAAGGCAAAGCTATCGCATGGGCAGATCCTACTGCTAACTCGCTGCCTCCTACTTGGGGCCTTTCAGGTTTTAGCATCCTCACCATGAGTGGAGTCGCCGGAAATCTACCCGATTTGAGTAATATCAACAAAAACGCCTTTGCGGCGCTGATTATGAAGGGCTGGAGTCAAAATACCGCCCAACCTTGGCAGACCGGAACTCCATACAGTATTAACGACTTGGTGGCAGCGGAATTCATTATTAATGGCAACCAACAACGTCCAAAGCGTCTCTATCGTGCAACTTCCGCTGGCAACGCTGGTGCGACTGCTCCCACAGGTATCACCACTTCCAATGACGGCGTAGTTAATTGGCAATACGTACAGGACTTGGTTTTCGTTAATAATTGCGCGGGTTCGGTTTCATTCAGCACTATTGACAATACCGGGCAGATTGTTGACGTTGATAATACAAACAAAATTCTTTACATCCGGTCGGCCACTACGCCCGGATGTTATACCGTCTGGGTTGGCTTACAGCCCGGAGTAAGTACTAACGCCACGGGAGCCATCAACACTATTTTCCTCGGCGGCTTCTATCAAACCAACCCACTCGCTAACACCAGTTGGATTCAGCGCTTTAATGCCCGACGAGCGAAGCGTCACAGAGACAGGTTTGCGGCAACGATGGGGGCCAATCGCGTTCGTCCTACGGTTGGTACTCGTGTCACAGATTCGCCAGGCACCGCGCACGTCCATTCATTATACTTTCAACAGGGCTTGGTGAATGGATGGTGGACCAACGATCTCGTCCCACCGCAAAAAATTTCAGATTTAATCTATAGCTATGCTGCCGCACCATATGCATCGGGCTGTACTCCTGACGGTTTATTTGGATTCTGGGCCGTCCCCAGCCTTACGCTAACCTCGCACAGCGATGACTTTCAAGCAGCGAAGACGGCAGTCACACGCACCGCAGCCATTGCAGTACCGGCAGGTCTAGCAGTAGGTGCGGCCGCAGGCTCGCTGCCGAACGCGACGTACAGTTATCGACTCGCCGCCAGGAATGAAGTCACCAAAACGGCGGCCAGCTCAGCCGTCACACGCACCGGAAGCGGTGGCAACGCGCTGACGTGGACCTTAGTCACTGGAGCAACGCAAATTCGCGTTTACGGGCGATCCAGCGGGACCGAGAAATTCCTGATAGAACTAGCTGGTAACGCCACTTCCTGGACCGATGATGGCTCGCTGACACCAAGTACCGCCACCGAAGACATGGTGACAGCCGCATTACCCAAGGTAACGGTCGTTGGCGCACAGACTGGTTTCTTTTGGGCAGTCAATGACGATGCCCCAATTATTTCTCGCGGCTATTGTTTCACTTCAGGCGCGAGCGCCAGGCGCTACCGAGACACGGTACTAAACATCGATGTTGTTGAAGTCACCTGTACTAGTCCTCCGTTCTTTTCTCAATACGAGGTAGTCGGACTTCCAGTCGGTGGGCCAGGTTTCCCGGGAGGAAAAAAACAGATTATCGACCTACTCTCCGCGAGTGGCGGCAGCTTTGGCGCCGGGCTTCCAACCGTTAACGTTTTTCGCTATGCCGAGTCCGGCCCTTACATGACGAGCGTTACCGCACTCCAGTACGGAACGCTCGGTGTGTTGCAATACGACGATTTGCCACCTGGTTCTCCGCGCCAGGGACGTGGGGGACGGCTCACTTCGGATTGGCAATTCGACTGGGCTGGCGGTGACGAGTTTAATTCCATTACGGCCAATGACATTCCATTTGCAAAAATTTTCATGCAGTCCACTACACCGGGCTCGGGTGCCGTCTATGAGGTACAACCGGCGTTCAAGGGTGCTCAGGGCAACTTCATTCGGATGGCATATTCACAGCAGGTCTCCGCCAGCGTCGTCACGACCGGCAATACCAATCAGCCACCAAGTGCCACCAACATAATCACCATTACCGTTAATTTTCTCGCTGGTTCCACCAATACTACCGTCACTGGTCAAGTGGCAGGAGATGCTACTGCTACCATTTATGTCCTGACTGTTGCTGTACCAGGAGCAAGTGATCCGGTGGTCCCCATCGCTGCCACCAACTTGAGCGGGGGAAGTGACAGCTTCGCACCTAACTCCTCGCTCATGTTAGCGCCAATTTCGGACATCAACCATCAAACCTTCTGCTATGCGCAAGCGGGTCCACTCGGAAATCCACCTGCTGGGCCGCATTTAACGCTCTCGTATGGCATCACGGTCAACTGGCTGGCCTGTTACATCAACAACTGTCTTGCGGACCCAATCGGAGCCGACAATTCGCCCGCATTCATCAATTGTAATGCTGCCGATGGCACCCAGAGCATGTTGTATGAGTTTAACATCGATGTCTTCACCGCTACCTACGGTCAAGGCGTCACTAAATACGGTTTGTTTATGGTGGAGACTCCACCTAGCGGGGGTATTCCCAACTACACCGCTGGAGGCATCCCGGGCGCCCCTCCGGGAGTTGCGTTTCCATACAGCGGACATCTTCTTGAAACAAAATATTTCTTAGGACTCGCGAGCTATACTGTCTCGTTTGGCAGCCTCTTCCAGGGAGGAAGCTTCCCATTTGGTCCCATCCAATGGGCGATGTATCCTCTTACTGATTCAATGCATGACTATGACAGAGGGCAGTCTGTATCTCCTCGACAAAATGCGCTGATTGACCTTCAGAATTCTCCAGCCGTTTTACTTACTAATGGCGTCCAGGCACCAGGAGAGCTAGAGGGACGAAATGCAAATGGGAACAACAACAATATTGGACAAAACCAATTACCCTGGTTTGATTTTGGATTCCAACCTGCCAACGGCAATATCTATGACTTTGTTATCCGTGGACCTGGGGGTGGGGGTGATTTTCTCGTCATTCCCAATCTTTCTACCTTCAATGGACCAGGCACCCAGACATTCCAATGGGGATTCAATGGAGGTTTGTTGAGTGCTCCAGTTCCTATCCCCTCGACAACTAATCCAGACTTAGCTGGCAGTTTCGGCCCCCCAGTAGATATTACGACGCCCATTCCGGTACACCTCAAGCAGGGAGTGAACGGCTTCCGCTTCTTCATCAACGGACAACCCAATCCCAACGTCTTGCTCAATTCCATTGTTGTGTTGCGTACCGATCGAACTGGAGTTCTATTTCGGCGTCCATATTTTTATGGCAGCACCTTTGCGTTGGGAAGTATCCCGGGGAGTTCTCCAGCGATTGGGCGAATTTTTCCAAGTGTTCCACATGTTGCGGGCGCAACTCAAAACCAAGCTTTCTATTTCGGCGGAAGCTCAAACATGACACTCACAGCAGTATCAAACAACACCTTCTTGTTGCCCAACGCGAACATTCAACCCACGGTGAGACAGGGCTTTAATGGAATTGGAAATACAAATTACCGTGTGGACTTGACAATTCTGGGGGGGCTACCCGCGATCGGAGGGATCTGTCGTATCTATTTCACTGTCAAGGACAACAACAATCCGAATTCAACCAACAATACTGCGCAATTCATTCTTACGGTGACAATCATATGAGCCATCACAATCAAGATGATGTTGGATGCCATAAGTGCGGGATGGTAGTCGGCAAAGGGAATCCTCCCACCCTCAACTCCGAATTCTTCGTCCATGTGGTGCTGGATGGGCAAGGCGTCCTTTGTCCCCGATGTGCGCATCGAATGTCTAAGACGGGAAGACCGCTGGGGATACCGGTAGCGCCAAAACGAGTGTAACGCAAAATAGCAGAATTGTAGACCTAAATAAATTTAATAATCAATGGCATCATTACAACCAACAATTCCTACAGCAGGTTTATCGCGATCCGGCACTACGGTTACGGTTAATACTGCAATTAACCATAATTTGGTGGTAGGGAATCAATTTTTTTTAACTCCAGGAGAGGCTAATTTTCCTGCTGGAGTTCAAACAGTTTCAACTATAACAAGCATTTCACAATTTACCTATAATGATACTAATACTGTAAATGGGACAACAAATAGGCAACATTACATCAGTCCAAATTTTAGAAAAAACAATTTAATACAATTATTAACCACATCAAATCACAATATAGCCGTAGGTCAACAACTTATTGCCGATAACCTACTAGCCGAAAACAATGGTTCAGTAACCGGATCTGTAGGAGTATTTACATCGGTTATCAACACTGAACAAAAGGACTATGCGGCTACAACCTTGTTGCAAGATGGCAGAATATTAGTTGCCGGAGGACATGCTAGCGGTATTAATAATCAAAACGTATATACATTCAATACTGACAATACATTAACTTTACAAGGTACATTATCATATTCATTATTTAAAGGTGCAGCCGTAACATTAAATAGTGGGAAGGCTCTAATTATTGATGGAAATTTAGCTAATACTCCAATATGCAATATTTTCGATCCAACTACAAACACTATAATTTCAACTGTTCCTCCCAATAACGTAAAACGTTCTTATCATACTGCGACCGTTATGGCTGATAGTCGAGTGTTAGTAACAGGTGGATTTAATTTTGTTTCGTTTTCAGTCGCAGCCGGTGGGTTAGTAAGAACTGGTGGCAGCACAGTTACTGTAACTATAAATAATCACCCATTTCTAGTTGGTCAAATAATTAACGTATCTCCAGGAGAAGCTCTTTTCCCTGCCGGTAATAAAACAATTACTTTTATTACAACTAATACATTCTTATATACCGAAACGGGTACAAATGGGTCTAGTACTGCAACTCAAACAATATCTGCCAATATACCAATTAATTCATGTGAAATATTCGATCCAAGCACATTCTCATGGCAAAACGTAGCCAATATGCGAACTCCACGTGCTGGCCATGCCGCGGCCTTATTACAAGATGGTAGGGTTTTAGTATGTGGTGGGTATAAGACTAGTCCAAACACATCAATAAGTTTATCTGAAATATATAATCCAATTAATAATTTTTGGACTGCGACTGGGAATATGACTAGCAGCAAATATGATCATAATTTAATTTATATAAACATCGCGGGATCATCGTTTAGTGGTGGTGGAGGTATGGTATTTGCAATGGGGGGCAATACTGGAATCGCTACTTTAAAAAGCGTAGAGCTTTATAATACTACTACGCAAATTTGGGGAAACTTAGCTTTCGGCGGTAGTAATTCTTACCAATTTTCAGCATCAGGCGCAGCCGTAATGCCAGATGGCAGAATATTAGTTGCCGGAGGGATAGCTGGTATTACAGCTAATAATAATGTATCGGTATTCGATCCATTAAATGCAGTTTGGAATAATGATATAAATACTACGCTTAGTATTGCAAAATCAGCATGTAAAGCAATTTTAAGGCCAGATAATACCATAGTAATCACTCCTGGAACTGGTGGAAATTGGGACGTATTTACGTCCAATAATATTGTATTTTCGTCCGGTGGTTTAAATGGCATACAAACCACGGCCAGCGGGACAGCCAATAATGTAATTTTTTACAACACCAATGATTTTAACACTCAATCGTCAATAAATGTTAGCCAAGCTTCTATCACAGCTTTTCAATCAACTCATAATACTAAATTTGCTGGTCCATTTATATATGATCCAAAAAGCTTTGGCCCAGCAATCACTGCCACAAGCACAACATTAAATCAAAATATTAATCAAAATCAAAATTATTCATTAATTACCGTTAATAGCACATCACAATTCCCCAATACAGGCGGATTGTTGGCTTTTGGGTTTGGAACATCTAATGCTGTTTTCCCAGTTAAATATCTATTCGTGGCTTCCCCCACCCAATTAGCTATTGATTCTAGTTTTGTTTTCCCGAATAATTTAACTCTAGGAACGTCGATCACACTTTTAGCTAAAACTGGTGCATTTGTCCCAGCCGCTCCACAAAATGTGGGCTCATTTTATTTAACAGACTCAATTTCAGGAAGGATTTCTGCTTCTGCTACTATTGATTTAATTGCAGCAGCAGGAGTTTTAGTTAACAAAACAATCTTATATCCAGGATCAGTTGGATTAGGCGGCGGAGATATTCCAACTACCAGTTCTGGCCCTAAATTAAACGATATTATTTATATTTTTGGTTCTTCGCAGGACTTAATCTCAATAAGAGGATTCTAATTGAGAACTAAAACTTTTACATCGGGATCCGTAAAAATCTATATAAATAATAGGGTTGTGGGTATAGTTAACTCTTTTGAATACAGTATTGATACTGGCCGTAAAGCAATATATGGAATTGATTCCATTATACCATTTGAATTAGCACCTGGACCTTATTCTATTACGGGACGGATTCAGTGTGTTCGAATCAGATTTGATGGGGGGCTTGAGGGTCGTGGGATTTCAGCTTCGCAAAGTAATCTATTATTAGAGAAATACGTTAGCTTTTCATTGGTAGATCGTGCAAGTGATAGAGTAATTTTTAGGCTAGATGATGCGGCCGTAATTACTCAAAATTGGATAATTAATGAACGCAGCGTCATGCGTGGATCTTTTAGCTTTGAAGGTCTAACTTGGTATTCTGATTCAGAGATTTAATCTTTTATTAAGAGAAAGAATAATATATGGCTGTAATTCGTCAAGCAAACCTACTCGGTCAAATGAGAGTTGACGTCCCGCACCTCCGCGCAATAGAAAGTGGCGTAGCCGCAGATTTTGATGTGTTGGCAGGTAAAATGCTTACTGGCCGACAACCCGAAATTTTACGTGGATTTACTATTCCAATAACCAATACAATTGGCAATCCAGCATCAACTTTGACATTAAATGTTGCTAGCGGACTATTAATGCACTTTGGCGCATCGTCTAGTGGCACAATTTTCACGGTCTCTGATACACAACCCATAGAAGCATTAAATGCTTCTAACACAAATGTAGTTGGATCCTTTACTGCCGGAGTTACTAATTTTGTAGGATTAGATTTATCAAGACCAACCGACTCTACTACTACCGATTTAGTTCAATTTCTGGACGCCAACAGTCTAACGGAAATCCCACAAACCGTGCCGTTGGCATTCACATTAAAATACAGAATTATAATAACCACACAAAACTTTACTTCAGCAACCAATATAGCTCCAATAGCTAAAGTAGTTACCGATATCAATAATAATATAGTCACTATCACGGATGCTAGAAAAATGATGTTCCGTTTGGGATCTGGTGGTGATAATCCAAGCTCTGTTTTTACATATCCATGGGGAAGTAGAACTGAAAATCAAATTACATATCAATCGCCATTTAGTCTTGTAGACCCATTCGCTGGCGAAGATAAGAATATTACGAATTTAAAACAGTGGATGGACGCCATGATGACTTCCACGTGGGAACTTAGAGGTGGAACCACTTGGTATGCTCCAACTAATCGAGATAATGTTAAAATTACTTACGGACAACCCGTCTTAACTCAAAATCAAGATAATTTTTACTTTCCGCTGATTAACGTTACCGCGACAAACATAACCAGAACTCTTGGCAACACGGTTACGGTCACCTCTACTGCCCATCCATTTGTCCTTGGACAAGTCATTGACATGACCCCTGGCGAAACTAACTTTCCAGCAGGTACCAAGACTATTATTGCCCCAGTAACCGCCAATACATTTACTTATACTGAAACTGGCTTAAACGTTTCCAATGGTTCAACTCAAACCTATTCTAGTTTAATGTGGCGCAGCTTAGGTGTATTATTTGAAAATAGCACTATACTTAGTAACACAATCGTAGATAATAATGTCACAGGAATAGCACTTCCAGATCAAAATTGTTTATACATAGACATAGTGCGTGAATTGGGAGCGACTACTACCCTTACCGCTATAGTGGCAAATGCTAAAACATTAGGAACATCTACTATCCCAGGTCGTAGATACATTATCGCATGGCGAAATGGAAGCAGAGTATTTTTAAGAGATCGAAATTTTGAAGTGGGCCGAATCTTCCCGGTAGCCACCCCAACCATTCAAGGTACCGTCCAATTATCTGCCGCTTCTAATACACCTTTAACGCCTTTTGCAATTTCAGATGGTGGTGGAACGATTACTCCTGCCGTTGGAGTGATTGGATTAACAATCAACGCTGCTGCTAGCGGAAATAATATCGCACTACAAGCTACAGGAACAGGTACGTCAACTGGCGGTAGTTTTACTGGAGGTAATGGTCTCAGCGGGGGGATCGGAGTTCTTGGCACAGGCGGCACCGCAGGTGGAATTGGCGTACAGGGCATGGGTGGGGCTACCAATGGCATTGGTGGCTTCTTCCAAGGGTTTGGTGCTGGAAACGGGATCCAAGCGTTAGGAGGAGGCAGCGCCGCAGCGATTACTGCTACAGGAGGGGCTGCGAATCCTGGAATTATCGGCAACGGTGGATCCGGCAGTGGTCAAGGAGTCCAAGGGTTAGGTGCAGGCACCGGAGCCGGAGTAACTGGCACAGGAGGGCCAACTACTGGTCAAGGAGTAATAGGTACTGGCGGTACTCTCAGCGGGATGGGTGTGCGTGGTATCGGCGGTACGCCAAATGGCTTAGGAGGTAGCTTCCAGGGAACTGGAACTGGAACTGTATTTGGTCAAAGCGCAGGCATAGAAGCAGCAGGAGGCCCTGGCGCTACTAGCTTCACGGTACCCGCTATTCGTAGCTTTGGATATATAGATTTATCAGGTGGTTCAAATCCAGCTTCGACACAAGGGTTTAGCAACTCTCTTACTCTAAAAAATACCGTAAAAGCATGGGGCAAAATCACTACGGATGGAGCTGGGGGGGTAACTGTTCAGGATGGTTTTAACATTACAAGCGTATCAATAAGCACGACACAAATTATCGTCAATTGGGCAACTAACTTTGCGAATACAAATTATGCTCCAGTAGGAAATTCTTTTTCTGGTGGACCACAGTTTTATTACGTCGTCTTGACGCCCGTAGGTAGTATGACATTTGAAATTCGCAGCTCTACAGCACCAGGTACTGCACTTAATCCCCAAACGACCGCCACAACGAGTCTCATCACGGTCATGGGTACTCAATAAATAGGAATCATTTCACGCCTGAATTCACTATCGGCAGCCAAATAGCCTTTAATATCCCAATTGACATGATGGTAATTGTCGTAGTCACTAACTCCTAAATTATAATCTAGATTGTGCAATAGTTCATGCAAAAGCGGGGACATATGATTGGCTAGCATGATCCAAGCTGGCGGTTCATCATAGGATATCCCGATCACCGCACACGTTTCTCTTGGGAAACCAGGAGCGTCTACACATCCCGAGTTCATCACGATGACATCTACGTCATCAAAAAAATGATTGTAAACGGCTGTAGTTAAAATGTTATGATTTTGTAAAATTTCCCCACCCAAATGGAAATTATGTTCGATCGTAGCACAGTTGGCTGGGATTTGAAGGTAAACCGCCTTTAATCCCGGAAAATGGCAAGTCTGCACGACATCCTTCATGTAGGCTTTCGGGATCCCTCCCTGTCCACCGCAACCCACGAAAAATAACGCTACTAGTATGATCGCTCTTGTCACACCTCATGCTAACCTAAGGTGGGATACCAGTCAAGCACACAATCTTTAATAGGTGCTGACAATCGAACAACTGAAGCTTATATCACAGAGAATGAATAAGAACCCCATTATTTGCTCGCAGAAATTCCCCTATCTTGTAGCAGCATTAGGAGAGTTCCAAATCAACACGTCGCTTCGGATCGCGGCCTATCTCGGTCAAGTACTCCATGAGTCTGGCGAATTCAGATACGTAGAGGAAATTTGGATTCCTACTTCTCAACAAAATCGGTACGATCCGCCATCCAGATTGTCGATACAACTTGGCAATACCCATACTGGCGACGGTTTCGTTTTTCGCGGACGCGGGGACCTTATGATTACGGGAAGGGCAAATTATCGCAAATACGGTTTAAAATTGAATTTGAATTTAGAACTCAATCCAGATTTAGCCAGCACCTTACCGGTGGCTTCGAGAGTTGGTGGAGTTTACTGGACTGATCGTGGGTTAAATGAATTGGCAGACCAAGGTCAGGGTAGCTTCGATAAGATTACACTCCAGGTGAATGGGGGATATAACGGAAAATCCCAACGGGATTTTTTCTACCAAAAAGCATTATCGGTACTCCAAGCTTAAGCCTTTCTCCAACCATCTCGCGATAATATACTTTTAAGATAATCCCAATGCCAAATCCTCTTATATGAACTATAAAGCAGCTGCCATTGAACATTACACGTAACTCTGGTAATATTAGAATTAGAAATTCTATCAAATTTAATCACAGTTATTATACCATTGCCATATCTGTGATTATAATTTGTATATTTATCCCCAACAAGCACTTATCTACGCTTTCTTATAATTTTTCGGTATTTGTTCAAAGCTACTGATCGCTGGATTTTATTGATTCGATCAAAAAATAAAGTGCCGTGGGAATGGTCAGCTTCGTGACAAGCTACCCTGGCCAATAAGCCTTCCCACACTTGAGTTTTTAATTCGCCCTTTTCATCGAAATATTCTAAAACGACTTCCTTAGGTCGGCGCACCATTTCAAATACGCCGGGCACTGATAAACATCCTTCTTTCCCAAAGTCTGTGCCATCTATTTCTTTAATCACAGGGTTAATTACTTTAATAGATTCGCCACGTTCATTCCGGGCCACAAAGATATTAAATGGAATGCCAATCTGAATTGCCGCCAATCCTGCACCACGATACGCATTCATCGTGACAACCATGTCATCTAGTAAATCTTGGAGATATGGACTGTGTGGGATACTATCAGTAAATGGGTTAGAAATCTTGCTTAATAATGGATCTGGCCAAGTGATTACCTGGAGAACATTGGGACTTCTTTTAAGCTTTACCTCTTCCTGTAGATCCATTACTTTTTAGTTCTCCACTGACAATTCAAACACACAACCATGCTCAGGTTAGCATGTAATTGGACACTTTTCAAGTGTTCAGAGCCGCATTCGGGACATTTAGCTTTACTTGGTGGAACAAATTCTTCCTCAAAAGTACCTTTATTTTCGTATTTTTGAAGCTCTCGCCTCATCCGCGCTAAACTTTTTTTTAATTTTTGATTTTCTCGACGATAGAAATTAAATTCCTTAATCTCGCTTACGTCAGCCGCACGGTGTTGAGTTATACGATTGAGCCGTTTCAACTTAAGTTAAAAGATTATGTTTTTGGGATATATTTAGCGTACTTTTCCGCAACCGGAAATGTAATCCAAAAAAATGGACAAATTTCATTAACCCAAACCAATATGCCAACTTACGTATCATGCTGGCAAATTCTTTCTTTCGGTGGCTTGAGTTTCGATCACCCATTTGTCTTGTTGGAAAGCCATTTTTAGTATTTCGAAGTCAAGTGGACCACAACGTAGTAGAGTCGGATCCTCGGCTATTTGTTTGAGCATAGTCTTACGAATTAGATCCGATTTATTGCCTACTAGTGGACACGACTCCGACTCCAAAATATTTCGATGAAGAATATCGAGATTACCTTGGATTATCGGTATATGAATTCTTTTTTTTATCATCTTCTTTATTCAAAATTTCCATTAATGCCCGATAGGCACGTAACCGTTTTAAACGGGAAGGACGATCGGTACGTTCTTTTGCCATCCGTGCCTTGTAATATTTCCACCATGCCTCGCGTCCAGCTTCCCAATCTACATCACAACCCATATTATTCTAATTTGCGAATAGCAGCAACAACGTTGAGGATTAAATCCGCCCATTGTCGAGTCGCAGAATCTCCAATGTGATTTTCTAGAATTTGAGCATCCCGGTTGCGCTGTTCCTGCCGTAACCGATTATAAGCTGCTTCAGTAAATTTTGAATTACTCTCGTTTCCAACCGTGATTGCTCGAATATCGGTGGCGATAGATCGGCAAATTGCCTGAGTATCCAGTGACAAAAACTCCAAATTTCTCTCTGCTACCTGAGCGCAATACTCACGTATTTCACGAACAGCAATTTGTTGATCACCTACAGCCGCGTTGCAGTCTTCTACCAACTGCTCCTTTAACTCTTTTATCATAGCATCCCGATGCGCCAGCGCCGTACTTTGATCTCGAAGGACGTTGTTCTGAAAATGGATGATCGTATATAGTTCCAGGACAAATCGATCCTTGTTAGTCTGGGTAGCCGCTGAGCGACCGCATTTTACCCAGTGCAAGATCGTCTGAATCATCGAAAACACTAAAATGTCCTTCTTCGTCAAATCGTTCAGTTAAATATTCGGCCATTTCTTCGGCCTCTTGTTCGTCCATACCATAAACAATCAATTCTGCTTCCAATAATTTATAAAATTCATGTTTATCCATATTTTAAAATTTAACTCCTAACGCAAGACCAACTTGCACTTCACTAAAATTCGTTTTTGCCATTCCCCATCCTCCCACATATATTGGCCCTAATAATCTATGATCTACTTCGACTCCAATTAATGGATTGGTAAAATTTAAGCTATCGACTCCGACCTTAATACTAGCAAACCATCTACCAGTATCACGTGTAATCTCTTTATCTATTGTAACTGTTTCTGTGACTTTCTTAATTACCTCCCGATCTACATATTGAATTTTAGTCTCAACTTTTGTTTCATTAGATTGAACGGTCTTATGACGTTGAATGACCACTTTGCCGCCTGGCTCTTTGGTCACAGTTTCAGTCAAATCAACCTTCAACTTCTTCTCGTATTCTTGCTTATAAGCTGCGACTCTCTTTTCAACTTCGGTCGAAACGGCTTGTTCGCTATAAACTTCATGATCTTTATACGTAGTTGGAGCGCTATATCGACCCCCAGCAAATGCCCCTATTGGCAATAAAATCAACAAAATAAGCTTATAATGGTTTTTGATAAAATCCCAGATCATTTACGTTTAGCCTTTGCCTTCGCTAAGGTTGCTCTTGAAGACTTAAAAGATACCTTATTTTTAGTATAGTCAATTAACTGATGCGCCAATCCCATTTGCACGGCTTCTTCGGCTGAAATATAAGTTTCAGCTTTGCACATATTAGTTACTTCATGCTTAGATAACTTACAAGCACTTGAAATATAAGCTGAAAACATATCAACTAAAATACGAGTTTCCTTGGTTGCACTTTCAAGTGTAGCCGGATTTAATTCATGCGAAACAGAAACTGAAATTTCATGTAGAAATATTTTAGCACTTTTTTGAACCAATCGAAGATCGCCCGCGATGTACGGCAAAATAGCAGAACTATAAACGGCACCAGTAGCAATGGTTTTGACAGGGTGACGGGTGGACTTGATTGCATCATACATCGCCAATCCGCCTTCACACCATCCACCCATCGAGCAAATATAGACATTGATTTCTCCATCACCTTGGTCGGCCATATTCAATGCGGCCAAAAATTCTCCTGCTGAATTGGGGGTAATTTCTCCTAATATATAAATATCTTTATTAATGAATAATACTTTACTAAATGAGTCGGGACGATCGTCTTCAGATAATTTAAAGTTCATTGAATTTTTACTTATACCACACTATTAGTCTGATGTAAAGATAAAAGTTGCTGGACCGCTTGTTCATGGCTATATTGACCAATATATCGAACAGCCCTAAAAGCATTAGAATGGGACATGTTGGCAGCAAAATTTGAATCAGCGACAATTCTTACTCCGGCCTGATTCCCACGGCTTTTCCCAATATAATAAGTAATCATGTTTTGTTCTGTCGCTTGTTCCGACCGATTGATCGTAATAACGTTAGTAGCTTGCTGAATAGGGCCATAAGATTCAGAAACATCTTCTGGAGTAATTAATCGGCTAGTTTCGCCATCATGACCACGATTAATTCTGGCACCTTCACGATTTGTCTGTATGGCTAATAATGAATGGAATTGGTACTCTAGAGCTAATTGGACATATTGTCCATATACGATTTGATCGATTAATCTCTTAGGGAAATGGCCTTGTCTAGCCTGTTCGGTAGTCAATAATGCTGGATAGTCGCTGATTAATAAGTCAAATCCTTTGCCATTTTCCTTTTGAGCTATTCTTTCTTCTTGGCTAATTCGAATAATAGGAATCACTTCTTCAATAGTCATTCCGGCTTTGTTATAAGGAATGTATTTTAAATGCTTATCAATATTAATAGTAGCTTGTTCAATCTTATGGCGACCTTCATTATTTTTATTTAATTCAAATAATTGCCTTATAGAGCATCCCACCGCATTAGATATAAATTTAAGCTGGATATCCCTAGGTCCCCCTTCATGAGTCATAAATAAAACGTCTTTACTTTGACGTATATTTTCCGCAGCAATTGTAATTAATGTCGTAGTCTTACCAGCACCGGAAGCTCCAATAAAAACCGTAGTATCAGATCGTTTCAACCCACCCGCTATTGCGCCATCTAAAATGGATTCATCTAGGATCTTTAATCCCGTTGTTAATGCGTCTTTACGATCTATTTCAGCTTCTTGGAAAAGCAATTCCGGATTTCTAAAGTCATAAGCTTTACCCCCATCAAATGCTGTAGTTTGGACTTCCTTAACGCCCTTCGTTAATATCTGATAACATTGTTTAATATCTTTATTATTGTAAAACCTATTGGCATCTTTCATTGCAGTCATCAAAATAACACTATGCAACCATTCAGTTAAATCTGGTTTAATTAAATATAAAGGAATTTGATTGACAGCACTTAGGCACTTTCCAATGTGGGAAAATAAGATATTGCGATCTTTTGGATCTAATTCAAGAAATTGATTACATTCTCGAAAGGCCATGTGAGTGGGCATTTTATGCTCATCTATATATTTATGTCGAAACTTCAAATACATCCAATAAATTTTAGCATTGGCTTGACTTAGAAACCATTCTGGTTGGATTTTATTTTTGATAATCTGAAAAAATTGATCCTCAGTTAAAATATGACCCAATAAGGCATCTTGCTTAAACTCGGAGAACGGGAGTAAAATTGTGTCCATTATTTTTGCCCTGAATGCAGTAAAATATATACAGTAACTTTACAATATTTAAAACAATGCGGGCATTCTATGTCATCAAAAACGTCGCCATGATAATATGCAACATTCCCAAATATCACATTAAAATTTTTTAATTTTTTATCACAATGAGGGCAAACTGGAGGAGCTAGCTTTTTTTTGAGAAAATCATAAAAGATTTTTTGTTGATTTTTCATTTTGATTCAGAGATTGGATCGAGCATTATGAATTTAATGCTGGACCAAGGATAAAAGACAACATCGATAGTAACCTTATCCCAATCCACTTGAGATATATCCTTAAGCCACCTAGTTACCTCTAACCCATTATCAGTAGCTCTAAACTGCATTTTGCGGTCATCCCTCTTTTGCGGATGATACAAGTCTGATAAACGAAATCCCTGCTTAAAAAGATGTACTTCTTTAATACGATCTTCAAAAGATGGCCCTGGGGGAGTATTAAGCATCCCTATTGTTTTTTCACATAAGTCTAATACTTTATGTATCTCATTCTGTGTTATCATTTTTTTATCCTTAAATTCTTTAATCGGTTTAGATAAGTCCCTAATAACTGGACAGTTTTTACGATGATTCCGATGTAGATTTCGTGATGGAGGGATTGGGGCATCTGAGGGATGCCTTCCGTTAATGTCAAGGCACTGACACGGTGCTTCATTCATGCGTTCCCTGTAACAAGGGCCGCAAACACGATGACCTGGCACAACGTCACCCCAGGACTCGCCTTTAGTTGCTCCACAATGCACACAATCATATGGAGGTAAAATAGGTTCCACTTTATTCTCCTTTAAAAGTACAAATAGAAAGTTCCAGCCATCGGCTTAGCGTGTCTAAATTCTTCTAAAACTTCATCTTCACTAGCCTCCCCCAAATCTTCTTTGCCATTAGGTGGAGGTAGATAGTACAAATCTAGTATACCATAAAGCTTCCTGGCAATAACATCTATTTCTTCTGTAGCATCTGGATCTAAACCAATATATAACTCCGATACACTGTTTTTGATAATTTCTAGTTGTGTATTGGAAACCGCTTTTCCCATCGAAGCTACATTTCCCCCTATTTTA